CCAATTATACCGGAACCGGGTGCTGCAAGAACAGTACCACAAGCTCCACTAGCTGTAAAAGGTGTAAAAAATCCACTTCCTTCTGGATGGTCAAATTTACCATGTATATTAGAATATTGTACTCTCTCATCATTTCGCATTATATCCTTATCATAAATTACTGGATAATATCCACATGAATTTATCAAGTAACATTGTCTGGCATTCGCGGTGCTGGGAGGAAAAATCGCTCTATTCAATTTGTACAAAGGTACAGTGTTCTTAATCTCATATATAGCCAAATCACTTAATACATACTTTCTCACTAATTTTAGTTGTACATTTTCAATCTCTACGTGTCCCTGTTTATAATGATCCCATGAATGATACAAGTCTACGAATTTATTGCTTATATCAAGATGAGCTGGTATCAATATACGCTTTCCACTAACTATGCATTGAGTATGTTCATCTTTCAAAATATCTCTAGCATCTCTAACTACCATAGTCTTACAATGTTTACGTATTTCCTTGATCCAATGTTCATGTTGATTAACCAAAACTGTAGTCTGCGGTTCAAATTCACTATTATCCATCTTAGTAGCTTGTCTTATATTATCAGGTGTGAACTCAGGGGTAGGCATTTTCTCAATTTCTTTCTCTCCACAAAAACAACTCGCTATATACCAAGCGAAAAAATACAACAATAATCTAGCTATCGCGTTCGATTTCAATACTTGGTAAATAAAATCAGCAGTCTTATAAGCCATACTACCTAAATCAGTTATAAAATTCACTATATATGGTAACGCATCACTCATGTAATCGCGTAATGTATTGATATAATAATTAACAAATTCTTTACAAATATCATAATAAAAAACAAAAGTATTATCTAATAATGATGCATCATAATAGCCAATGGCGCGAGCTTGTTGTCTATCAGTATATATAAATCTTGCATCCTCTTGATTAGCATCAAAGCGTCTTGTTAATAAAGAATTAGGCATCATAGCATGGAATACATATCGCATAAAATAAAAATTGCCCTTACTATAATTCAAATCACTCTGTGGTGTGAAAGCATCATAAAAATGGTCTTCTTCTGAATTTGGTACTTCTCTTAATATATCTCTCAAATCATTTACATCTATACTCATGGAAGTGTTATTGCTCTTCTCTGATTTTACTACATGTTTAAAAATAGCGTATAACCAAGCCAATGCTCTTTTCGTGTTGTCAGGTCTACATTCATCTGATGTTGTGAATGTTGTCTTAAGACCAAGCGGTACATTAACAGCTGTATGGTTTATAAATTTGTTCTCCCATACCTTTGAATTTATATGATCATATTTGAAATAAGAAAAATCTTGTGAAAAATGATCGGAACATCCACGCTTGATATTAATAACGTGAGCACGCCTATACAAGGCTTCAGGTTCTGATATACAATCGGAAGACGTAAAACCATTTAGATCTCTGAAATGATTAGTCGTACATAAAACAATCTTAGAATTAAAAAATTTAGTGTTCTTTTTAGATGCTGTAGCACAAGGCAAAGGATATTTCACTGGGGATACGTAATTAATTAAATATCTCCACTGAGATTTTCCTTGTTGTCCCACATCATCCATAACAAAAACATCCTGATTTTCG